TTTTGGCCTTACCCCACAGAGTGATCATCGTGAGGGTGAGGGGCCAAGGGCTCGCCGGCGTGGTGTTCGTAAGACACGGAATGCTGAGAAGGTTGTCTCACAATTGGGCAACCCGCCGCAGGATGTCATTCATGACATAGTGTATAGAAACCTTTTCCGCATTGTCCTGCCAACTGGCGCCAAGATTGGTCATGCTTTGGCCTTGCGCGACCAGCTTTTCATGATGCCCCTGCATTTTGAGAAGAATATGGGCCGGGTGACTTTTGTGAGTTGCTATGAGCCCGATTATTCCTTTGAGTTTGATTACCGCGCAATGGCCAAGGACCGTCACGTGATTGGGGACACTGATCTCGTCATGTTCAATCTGCCCCATGTCACCCGTGCGCGCAGAGACATTGTCAAGTTCTTTCTTACGAGTGATCAGCATGATGTGCTTGCCTCGCGCGGCGATGCTCGCGTGCGCTTGGATAGTACTCGCATGCGTGATATTGGCGGCAAGAGGGACATGGAGCGGGTTATTTTCCACAGCAATCGCTGTGAGTACCGCCGAGACCTCACCACGGTCACTGGGGCGAAGATTGAGCATGCTTACGAGTATGACGCTCAGACTGAGATTGGCGATTGTGGCTCGGTGTTGTGCCTTGCTGAGAATCGCTATTTTGGTGGTGCTGCTGTCCTTGGGTTGCATGTGGCTGGCAAGGCTGGTATATTCAGCCGCTTCGGGTACACAGCCTCCGTGACCCGTGAGGAGATTGAGGGCGTGTGCCAGAAGATTGGTGCCGTCAAGGACGCTTTTGTCGAGGACCTGCATAGTCAGGGAATTGACGTTCTTGAGGCAACCGAGTAGCAGGTCGCTGAGGCCTCCAGTATTGGTCTGACTGGTGGGTCCACCATCCTTCTGGGAACCATTCCAGAGGATAAGGTGCTCAATATATCCACCAAATCTTGCCTGAAGCGCTCTGAGTTTGACCTCTTTGGGGAGCCGCCTACTATGCCGGCTGTGTTGAAGCCCGTCCTTAGGGACGTCAATGGTGAGGAGGTGCTTATGCGGCCCATGGTCGAGGCTATGCGAGCTTACCAGGCTCCACTTTATTGTGAGCCCATTAAGCGTATGGAGGCCATTGTGGCTATGGCCACGCGTGAGCATTGGAGGCACACGCAGAGGTCCTTCCGACGCCTGTTGACTCCTGAGGAAGCTGTGCGTGGTGTGGAGGGCCTGAAGTTGAAGGCCATCAACCGCACCACCTCCTGCGGCTATCCTTATCGCCTCGAGCATGCTGGGAAGCGGGACTTCTTTGGTGATGGTCAGGATTATGAGTTGACTTCTGAGGCCTGGTTCAATCTGCGCCGCCGTGTTTTGCACGTGGTGGAGCAGGCGAAGCAGGGTACTAGGTTGGCCCATGTCTATACTGACTTCTTAAAGGATGAGTTGCGGCCTTTGCATAAGGTTGCCTCCGTTGCCACCAGAGCTATTTCTGGGGCCCCCGTGGATTATGTCATTGCCGTACGGATGTACTTCGGTGCGTTCATTGCGGCGGGATTTGAGAATCATACCATTTCTGGTATGGCCCCTGGCATCAATGTATTCCGTGAGTGGCACATTTTGTGCGACAAGATGCAGAGCCGTGGTAAGCGCGTCTTTGCTGGCGACTTCAAGAGGTATGATGCCAGTGAGCAGCCATATGTGCTTGAGCACATTTTGGCTTATATCAATCGCTGGTATAAGCACAACAACTCAGATTGGACTGAAGAGGACGATCGGGTTCGTTCTGTGCTTTTCATGGATTTGCTGCACTCGCGTCATTTGACAGGGCCAACCAATGTCTTGCACACTGTTGTGCAGTGGAACAAGTCCATGCCATCCGGTCATCCACTGACCACTCCCGTGAATTCCTTGTATTCCCTTATTACCCTGACAGCCTGTTACGCAGAGCTGACGGGTGATTATCAGGATATGTGGGACCGCGTTTACATCTGTACATTTGGCGATGACAACACCGTCAATGTCTCAGACACTGTTTCCGAAGTCTTCAATCAGGAGACAGTGGCTGTGAAGATGTGGGAGCTTTTCAGGATGACCTACACCTCTGACAAGAAGGATGCTGAGTTGCGCCCTTGGACCACGATTGATGACATCACGTTCCTCAAGCGGACGATGGTGCGTGCTGATGATGCCGATGGTGGTTGGGTGGCTCCCCTTGCAAAGGAGAGCTTCATGTATACGCCCTATTGGTACCGCAGCAACAAGGACCCACGTGGCGATATGGCCACCAATATCAAGGGCATGCTTGAGGAGCTTTCGCTCCATGGGCGTGCCGCTTGGGATGAGCATTTTGATGCTGTTTGTGGATTTTGCTTGGACGCTGGTGTTCCTCAGGAATATCAGAGTTATGAGCAGGCGAGGCAGGTTGTACTGTCCCGCAATGATGCCTGGTATTGAGCATATATACGCAGCACGCTTTTGTACATAGTTTGAGACCCAGCTTTGCGTGCTGGTCAGGAAGCTCAGCGGTTACTACTCAGACGCTTATCTGAGACAGGGTCTCTACCTGGTATGCTAGTGCAGGCAACCAGGTCTCATAGTGCACACTACACCACATGAACCAGTACAAGTTGATCAATGCTCGGACATCAAAGGTTTGAGCGTAGCCCACGACGTGCAGGACCA